TAAGTTCAGCAGTTTTACTAATAAATTCAATTTTCTTTTCAGCTAATTCAGATGTAAAATCTGTTTTCTTAAAGTTTTTAATTAAGATAGAAACTTCTTTAACATCTTCACTTGCAATATCATATAACTTGTCAAAGATATTAATACCCATAAACTGTGCTAATAAATCTTTTCTTTCAGATTGGGATTTATCAATGAATAACGCGTTGTTACCTTGTAAAGATAATGCAGTTAAAATAAAATCTTCATATTTTCCTACATATTGTTCAATAATTTGATTTGTATCTCTTCTTTCGTTTCCGTTTAGGATAGTATTTAATCCACCCTCTTCTTTCCAAAACTGAACATCAACTTTAACATTCTTTCCTTTGTTAATTGTTTTAGCAGTTCTTTCAATATGGTAATCTAATCCATCAATTTGAAAATGTAAATGACAAACAAAATCTGTTTTACGATTATTTAGAATATTAGATGCTTTAAATGCTCTACTACATTTATCGTATAAACAAAATGATATTGCATCAAATAAAGAAGATTTACCTGCTGCATTTGGTGCAAACAATCCCATCAATCCACCTACTTTGGTAAAATCAATTTTGTTATTTTCCCCATAAGAGAACATATTTGAAAACTCAAACTTAACTGGTTTCCAATGTATATTTCTATGAGTATCTTCGTGGGTAATTCTACTATTAATATCTCTATTTATTGCTTCTAACCCATCCAAATCTTCTTTACTAACGAATGGCATCATTCTGTTAATATAATCGTTTATAAGAGAGTTCTGATAGTTTACATCCGTTATATCTTCAAAATCTAATCTATTGTTTCTATTACCAGTTTTTGATTTAGAAAAAGAATCGGTTCTAATAATTGTAAAATCTTCAACACCATATAATTGTTTTATTTCAGCAATTACTTTCTTTGTATCGGCAGTATCGGTATTGGATAAACGAACTCTTAAACGAGGATTCTTTGGCATATCGGAAACCTTTGGAACATTTCCATTATCAATATCCATTGTGTAATATCCATAATCATTTTGAATATCAATTTCCTCATAACTCATTTTATCCAAATCCCAAACAAGCAAACCATGTTTCTCTAAAGTTTCACCAAAGTTTTGTTGAACCAATGAACCTGCATACGCAATCGTACATCCTTTAGGAGATGTAATAATTTGTCGTTTATGAATATCACCTAATAAGGCTAAATCGTATCCATCAAACATATCTGGTGTAAAATGACGAGATGAAACTACATACCCAATATCTGTTTGAGATGTATCCAAGGGTCCGTGAAAAAGAGCAATCTTTTTATTACCAAACAATTTATTTGCAGGAATCCAATTATCTCTTTTGTCAAAAATAGAAAATACTGAAAAATCTACTGCACCAATAGAATAAACTTGAGTATCTCGTAGGTATGTAAAGTTTGGTAAGTTCAATGCTTCTACAATTGGAGTCAATACATCCAATCTATCGGAGTTATTCATATTACAATCGTGATTACCTGTAATAAGAATAGTTTCACACAATTTAGAACATTCTGTAAATAACCAACTAATCTCTCTCACCAATTCAGGAGATAATTCTAATTTAGCATGAGCAATATCTCCTGCTAAATAAATAATTGAATCCTCTGTTCCTCTTTTACGAATCTCATCAAACATTTTATTAAATACTTGACGATACTCATTATGTCTTTTCACATTACGGATATGAACATCGGCAATGTGATAGATTTTCTTTAAACTCATAAACTATTAATTTTTGTTAATAACAACTCCTCTATTCCAAACTCTTTTGTATTATTTAATTCTTCGTAAAACTTATTATACCCCATATCGGCAGCATCTTTATCTTTTAGATTCATAAACTTAACATTTATTCCTTGCTTCCTAAAATATTCGGATGCTTTCAATGCTTCTGTTTTTGCATCATTATCCAATGAGATAACAATATCACTAACCCCATTCATAAAGATTTTCTCAACTAATGTTTTAGATGGAAACTTACCTAATAGTGGAATTGCGTTTCTTCTGATTGTAATTGCATCAAATACTCCCTCACATAAGATAATAGGTTCATTCCAATTTATTTGTGAATCAAAACAAATTACATTCTTACTGATTGGTGGGTTTTTGTATTTCATCTTCTCATCTACATAATAAGAACGAGAAACAAAGTAATTTAACGAACCATCGCAATTGTAAGATGGGATAATTACTCTTCTACTATATAAACCTTCTTTACAATACCCAATACCATACTTTACAATTTGTTTTTCTGTTATACCTCTTTGAATAAGGTAGTTCATTGCCTGTTTATATTCTGGATTGAATCCTTTTGGTTGTTCTGCTAATGAAATAAACTCTTTTGGTAATGATATGAATATTTTAGCATCACCATCTTCGTTTTGTGGGTTATAGTGTGAATCACCATATATCTCCCTAATAACTGCAATAGTTTTTCTATCAACATCTAATTTCTTTAATAAGGATGTAAGTTTCTTACCACCACTATTACACGTCCAACAATGCCAATTCTGTGTTTCGGTATTTACTTGTAATTTTTGTTTGTGATGGTGGCAAAATGGACAGTAGAATGCTAATTCGTTTCCCCTTAAAACGGAAAAACTCCCTAACGTATTAGATAGTGTTGTAGTAATCTTTGTCTTGTCTGTATTATTCAGCATGATACAAATATACGACATTTATTTCAAATTTCCAAATTATTTAAACCATTCTTCTGGAATAAATTTATCTGCATACAAAAATCCGTTCTTATCACACCAATCTGCGTAAGATGTTTTTGAATTTTTTGAAATTTTATTTTTGGATGATGTGAATACAAACCTAATATCAAATTCAGGATGTTGTTCTTTTATAAATAGATGTTTCTTTCTATCAGCAGGAACAAACCTACCTTTAGTTTCTACAAAGATACCATTTGGTAATTTAAAATCTGGATTGTATGTATGTTTTGAAGCAGGTATAATGTACGGAATCTTTTCTGATTCGTATTGTACAGGAATACCTTTACTATCTATTTGAATTGATATTGATTCTTCTAAGCCTGATTTGAAACCATGCTTCCTTGCTACCCAACCTTTTTTGGTTGGTTTTTTTAATGTAACCTTTTTAGCCATTATTATTTAAAAGTATCAGAATACTTTTTTTCACTTATTGCACCACCTCTACCTGTTTTGAATTTTTCAGCAGTTAAGATTTGCTCATCTGCTTTTTTCAAATCATTTGTAGTGTATGGAGTTTTTGCATTAACTCCTGCATCAAATCCAATCTTATCAACACCTAATGCTGATTGTTGTGCTTTGTATAATTCTTCTATTGTAGGCATAGTTTATATTGTTTATTTTAATGTTACTATTGGGTATCCACCAGAATCCTCTGGTATTTTATTTTTTATATCTTCTGCATTTGGATAATCATCTGTTAAAAATATGTGAACATATTTATTAAAATTTTCTTCTAATATAAATTCTTTTAGTAATTCTCCATTTTCTAATAAAAGAATACCAAATAATTTATCATCAATTAATTGAGCATTAGCTTCATTAATTAAAAAATACTCAAATGCTTCTAGTTGTAGTTCCATAATATTATTTTATATATAAATATCAATTAAGTATCAAAACGGACAATAAAGTTTACGGGAATTTCCGGGTCTGATTTAATTGGCTTTGGTAACTTTGCTACTGCAACCAAATCACAATCATCATCGTATAAACCAATTGTTGTTATAAATGGTGCTAAGAACGAACCAGTTGAATCCACAGAACCACTTAAATCATAATGTTCAAATCCTGCTAATTTATTTCCAACTGAACCTGAAAATCTATGGTCTAAAATATTTCCATTTTCTAATGTAGTTAATTTTTTAATATATTTTACAGGTTGCTCCGTATATACTCGCTTAGCTTTACCATAATCATCAATAAATGTTTCATATGAACCACCTACTGATTTTACTGCTGATGGGTTTGTAGATACATTATAATCAGATTCATTTACAATTAAAAGATACTCGTGTTCGTAAATAGTTTCAGTTGATTTAAATGTTAAATCCCATGTATTAATTAATCGTATATCCGAATTTCTAGTTAATGTAACCAAACCATGATTATAAAAAACATTACCAATTTTAATACCACTTGCTTCTTCAGGTAAGAATGTAAAATTATCTGCAATCATTCTACCCGTTTCTAAATCAAATGTATCAACTAAAGCAGAATAAGAATTTCCACTTACAGAAATTGTTATTTCATTATTTTCTACATCAAAAAAATAACTATTTATTGTAGCAGAGTAAGTATTTCCAACTACATCTTCAAATACCATAACACCCGCAGCAGGTTCAATTCCGTTATTTATTAAAGAAATTATTATTTCATCTCTTACATCAAATAAATTACCATTACTATCATCAGTAAATGCAGTATTATTTTCATTTAAAGTTACCGAACCTTTTTTAATACCTTCACCAACGTATATATTTGGTATTGATATAACTTTTGCAGACCCACTTAAAAATCGTTCTGTTGCGTTTATAGATTCAATATAATTTTTACTCTTATTACCAATTCTAACAAACGGATTATCTTCGTGTCCATTATAAAATTGTGCTCTTAATTGCCCATAAACAGAATGTTTATTATATGATGAACCACTTAAACTACCAGATGTTAATATATTTGAAACAGTTGATGAGTAATTACCACTAACTGCCTCTAATACAGTAATTTCTGTAGATTCATTATCAAACGCCCATTGTTTATAAGCTTTGAATGGTCTTACACTAATATCTGATTTTGGTATTCGTTTTAACATATCAGTAATAAATATCTCATAAACTAAAAACCCACCAAAAGGTGGGTCAGTAGTTTATAAATTACTCTAAATTAAAAATCTAATTTAACTTTGATTGCCACTTCTTTATCAAATGATTTCTCAACAGGTTTAGAAGTTTTTGCTACTGCTAATAATTCGTTAGCATCATCGTATAAACCAACGGTTGTTATATAAACTCGTGGGTCTCTTTCAAATGTTGCTTGAACAAATTCACCAACAGAACCAGTTACGAATGTTGGGTTGTTTGAAAAATTAAATTCTCTGTTATTTGCTCTTACAAAATAATGAGAAGTTGAAACATTTTCTGTTCTACGAACTTGAAAATCACCACCACTTGCTAATGCTTTTAATAATGCAATTGAACCGGATGATGCATTTTGAATTGATGCTGATGTTGAATTATTATGATACACACCTGTAATTGAACCAGTTGCTGCTGATAAGTTTGCATTAACGTTAGCTGCTAATGCTGCAGGATTTAACAATATAATACCCATATCTGGATAAAATAATCCCCACCCTTGTCCGTTTGAAGATGTATATGTATTAATTGATGCCGATAATGCAGAACCAATATTTAATGAACCACTAACTAAGTTATAAACTCTACCTGATGTAGTTACGTTTTCATCCGTTCCACCACTATCATCAATTAAAGTAACAGTTCCTAACGAACCTACTAACTTAATTGAAATATTACCTGGATCTAATCTTTCTTTATATCTTGCTCTATTAATGTTAATTGCATAAAAGTTTTCTAAATCATGAGCTCCCGCAGTTGAACCACTATATACACTAAAGTATGAATCAGCAGAATCTAATAAAATATTACGATATTGATTATAAGTTGCTTTTGTAGGTAAAGTAGATGAATCATCTTGTGTTAATGTAGGTGCTCCATTTCCACTCTTATCACCATATGCAATTGAGAATTGAACTTCAGATGCCGTTGATGATGTTAATCCGTTATAAACATCTATGTAGTATTTACCACTAACACTTTCAATTTGTGTAGATGATGTGTAAGTTGCATTAATTGCTAATGAACCCGTATCACCACTCCATATTCCAGAAGTTACAATTTCTGTTCTGTTGGTTACTTTATCAATTGCTCCAAACTTTTTATAAATACCATTTGTAATAGTAGTTATATCGGAACTAATTTGTTCTCCAGTTCCTAAAAATTGATTTACAATTCTAACTAATTCGCTAGAATCTACGGGAGTTCCTGCGGTGTTAGCAGCACCTGCCAAATATTGTGATATTTGACTTGCTAAAAGTGCTCCTCTATTGTCTCTAATTATTGCCATTTTTCTTTATTATTGAACGTAAGTTACGGTAATTGGAATAGTTTGTGAACCTCCTGTTTCATTACCATAAACTGTAATAGTAGTTCTAATGGTAGATGTTAAAGATGGGTTTGGTATAAATTTAAATGTTAATCCTTTAGATACTGCCGCAGTTGCAGATACATCATCTCCGATAAAGATAGGTACTGAACCTACTTCCGATGTTACACCCGAACCAATAATATCACCTGCGTTTTTGTTTGATAATACAATAGTATATCCTAAACTTCTATTTCCCGCTGGAGATGTTGTTGGTGATAAAGCAACTTCACCACTTTTTTGATTAACTGCAATATTAGGAACTCCAAATTCAACAATCGGAATACGAGTTGTATTTTTTGGAAGGGTTACTAACTTATACTTCATTACCTGTGTTTCATCAGGATTTGCTTCCAATACAGGCATATTTTTAATTGCTGCATCGTAGTAAGATGAACCAAGTGGATGAGCCGGCTCATATAATGAATAATCAATCTCATCATCTGCTAATGCAAATTGAGTGATGTTTAAACCTTGTCCCGCTGCCAGTTTTTCTCTACCTTTTTTTGTAAGGATTGCATCTACTGTTAATTCGGTATTACTTAAATATCCCATAGTCTTAATGTATTATCTTTAATATAAATATAGTTTTTTTAAAAATTATTACTCTACTTCCAAAATTGGTTCGTTTGCACTTCTACCTGCTTTATTAACCTTTAATGTATTAGGATTAGATACAAATGTTTCAACTGGTGAAGAACCATCTAATGTAGTTGCTGCCGTATTTTTTGAACCATTATAAAAAGAATTTTGCAATCCTCTTGTCAAATCCGTTGTGTTTCTATAATGTGTTGGTAAATATCCATTTAAAGGAATTACTTCAATAATACTACCCGTCCCTGCGTTTATTGTTTTAGAACCTGAGAATGGTTGTATATTTAAATTGGTTTCATAATAAACAGATGAGGTTAAAACAAAACCGTCTTTTATATCACCAATACCATTTACTGTTGTTTTATATTTTAAAGTTTTTCTTGTTTTTTGTTCTTTAACTAAATCAACTTTAACTCTTTCTTTTACTCTTCTATTGTTTTTATCAAAATATGTTCTAATCGCGTGTCCATCTTGTGCGTATAATCCAAATCCAATACTTTCATAATCAGTTTGACCAACTATAATACTACTATTGATTAAATCAATTTCAGTAACTATTGTTGGGTCTTCTAATCCTGCATCTATTGTAACTTCTTTTTGATAATATTCTGCACCTACTAATGTAGTTTCTGTATTTTGGATTTCAGTATCATATTGATAATTTTCAGCAATTAAATTTTCACTTAAATTTGCATCAATTACAGTTTCTTTTTGATTATTTTCTCCAGTTAATAAATATTGAGAATTTGCATCTAACGTTACTTCTTGTTGAAAATTTTCAGAAGTCAATACAGTTGAATCATCATAATGTATTACAGATTCGTATTGATTATTTTCTCCAGTTGGTTTCTTTTGAGCAATTTTACTTCTTTCTAAAAAATGTGGTTCAATTAAAAGACCTGTTGTTGCTTTAACTCTAGCAGGCAACATATTTTTAATATCTTCAAACATAGATTTCTCATACAACTTAATTAAGTTAATATAAGCATATATGTCTATGTTATTAAATCTTTTAAAATAATATTTTCTTAAATCATCTAAACCTCTATAATTTGTTTTGTATCTATCCGATGGGTCACCAATATAATTATCTAAATTAATACCACCAAACGATTTAGCAATATCAATATTCAACTCTTTTGTAGGAGAAAAGAATAAACCAACTCTATTAGAATCCGTTGGTGCTTGGTCTAATGATTTTCTAGTAGCTCTACTATTAACCGATAAATCTGTTACTAATGTTTGTTCTTCAAAACGAATTTTATTAGTTGAATATCTCGATGAACCAACATCTGGTATATCTAACACAACTGTTCTATCTATTGCTTCAAAATTATATGGATACGATACTGCATTTGAAAAACCATAAGCACTTGCCGAATATGATGCAGAAGGATTTTCTGAAAATAATAAAGAAGTATTTCCATCTTCGTAATTATTTCTTGTTAAACTTCCACTAAAATAAATATTAGTATCAACATTTGGTAAAGATGCAGATGGGTATAAATTTTTTGGATATTCAAAATCTAAACGGAAAAACAAATCATCAGTAGATGCCGAAACGTGATTACCATTAATCATTTCAGGAAACGAAACGTGCTCAAAAAATCTTTCTCTTTCCAATGGTGTACTCCATAAACGGAATTCATCGATACTACCACTAAAGTTTCCACCTAGTGTAATTAAAGAACCATTATTCCAATTAGAACTACCACTTGAAATACTTGCAGATATAGTATTTTGAAATAAAGTTCTTTCTTTATCTGATTGTCTAACATTTAATTCAAAATTATGAAAACTACCAGTAACTTCTCTACTTACTGATATACCAAAAAATGAACCATTAAATATTGGTAAGATAGAAGAACTAATTCCGTTTGAACCAGAATAATCAAATATTACATACCCATTATTACTATTAGCAGAACCACTTACTTTTACATCCCAACCACTACCTGAAATTAAAGTATATTCTCCACTTGTTGCAGGTTTTACAAAAAATTCAATGGTATCGGGTTTTCTATTTCTTTCAGTATCTTTCCATTGAAAATCAATTTTAGAACCACTTGTCATTTTAAGAGCAGTTGTAATGTTATCCATTATCAATTTACTCCTATTAGTATCCGTTACTTCCGGTCCTCCAAATTCTAAAATAGAAAGATTTGATGATGGAATACCATAGCAACTTAATAAAGCATATATACCTCTTCTTGTACCTTTGTGTTTTAATAAATAAGGTAAGTTATTTACAATTCTTCTCCAAACTTCATTTGTTCTTTCTTTACCAGGTGAAGCATTTACAACACTACCATCTATATTTTTTCCAAATACATAATTCCAAAGTTTAGAATCGGAAGCTAAATTCTTAGCATTCCAATCAAAAGATTTAAGTGTTTCAAATAAAAGTTTATCTGAAATACCATTTTTTGATTTATAACCCAAACCTCTACTTTTTTCAATTGATTTTGTATAAAAATATATGTTGTCAAAATGTTGTCCAATCATTGATAAAAATAATAACATACTTTCATTTTCTGTATTATTTACAATAAATTGTGGAATGTTGTTTTGAACCCAATTTGGATTTTCTATATCAAAATCTTCGGATAATGTTATAATAGTTTCATACCAATCAGTTACTTCCGTTGTACTACTTAATTTTCTAATACTACCGTTATGTGGCCAACTTAATGAAGATGATGTGTATAAGAATTTTTCAAATCCATCAAATCCATTTACTAATTGATTTTTCTTTAATAATTGTTTATCACGTTCTTGTATTGCAGATAATGAACCAGTATGTCCAGATAAGTATGGGTCATAATAAGATGCAGATATTAAAGATTCATAATTTTCAATTAATTGAACTTTATAAACAAAATTATCTACTCTTTCTTTTGCCGAACTAAAGTGTACAAAATTATCCCAAGCATATGTAGAACCTGTTACATATTCAATATTCAAATCATCTGTACTAACTAATGAAGAACTTAAATACAAACCAACTAATTGTGCAGATGATGTATTTGTTAATATTAAATCATCTAATGATTCATAATTAGTAGAACTACCTTTTATATAATCAACTTCAATTGAAAAGTTCGGTCCTTTTATTGGAGGACAGGATAAATTATCTTGCTCTGTAAGGATTACCGTTTCAATTAACGGATTTGTCAATAATTTAGTAACCCAAAATGTTGAATTTGGTGTTACAGATGCCGGTATTGGTGAATATAATTTTAATATTATAGATTCAACTTTGTCCGTTTCTTGAACAAATTCATTACCTAATTGGTCTACCGATTTTTTAGATAAAGACCAATCATCCGTTTCCCAAGATGAAATTAATACTTGCTCATCATTACCAAAATTAGCAAGGTGAGTTAAGTTTTTACTTTCTTTTTCTGGTTCAATTATTTGTAGCTTTTCAATAAAAGCATCAAACATTGCTTTACCAAAAATCTCTTCATTAATTTCTAATAAAGGTAGTATTAATTTAGTAACAATTTCATAATCATTACCAATAAGTGATTCAGCACCACCTCTATTGTATGGTATTAGTTTTAAAGTTACATTATCACTACCTGTCCAATTGGGGAATCTATCTCTTAATGTTTTAAGATGTATAGTTACTCTTCCATTTGTAGGTTGATTTACGAATAATGGAACAAACGAATTATCTTTTAATTTTAAATGTATATCTACACTCGTTGCTGCAAATGTATTCCAAATTACATCATATGATAAATTGTAATCTGAAAAAGATGGAACATCTATTAATTCTGCAAATGTTGTTTCTGTAATAGATGGAAAATCATTAATAGCAGTAAATGTTACATTAACTTCTACTCTACCACCAGTACCAAAATTATCACTAACTGCTACTAATATTATTTTTTTAGTACCATATACTTCCGCAAAATCTTTTTGGAAATAAATAATTGCCTGTCTATCGGATGCAGGAACTTCTATTGTATTATTAGGTCCTAAATATACAATTACTCTATCAGCTTGTTCTGTATTAAATGGAATTGCAATTGTTTTTTCTAAATCCGAATCTTTTACAGAAACATTAAATTGATTACCATTTGGTAAAATAATCTTTGGTTCTGCGTATTTAATTTCTTTTTGAAAATTTGCAATAACAACAAAACTACTGAATAATTTATTTGCAGGAACTGAAAATACAGTACCACTAACTTGAGTTAATGCTGATAAATCTCTACCTTCATTTTTTACTAAAGATGAATTACCTTCGTATACACCACTAAATGTAAACCCATCTGGTAAATTTCCTTCTATTTTAAATAAAACAGTACCATTTTGTAAAACATCCTTTGGTAATTGTTTTTTAGCAAAACTTCTTGTACCATCTAAAAATAAAACACCACTATCATGTGTATAATCATTTGATACTATACTATATGTTAAAGATACATTCCCACCTAATTCATTTCTAAAGTTACTACCAAATGAAATTTCATATTCACTATTTGGATTTGGAGTTACAATTTCTTGTCTATCTACTCTTTTTTTGGCAGCAGGTGGTTGAGGAACAATAACATCTGCAATTTTTGGTATTTCTAAATCTTGTAATGCTTTTAATGTTTGTTCTACATTTGTAGGATTTCTTTCATTAATAGTAATTGGGTCACCATTAACATCTGTAAACGTTAATGGTTGATATATAGGTCCGATTGTATCAGAACCCAAAAATGTAAGTGGATTTATAGGTCCTATATTTGCAGCAATAGCAGCTGATAAATCAGCCTGCCCGGCGGGAGTATTAATTTGGGCAAGAGTTTCACTTAAACCTGAAAGAGCATTTGGGTCAATTGTTATATTGCTTAATGCTTCATACAATTCGTATGTCATACCAAGCTTATCTGCTTCTTTCTTTTGTTCTTCCGTTAATGCCATTTAATACTTTTATTATAAATATCTTATTATTAATAATCTCTACCTGTTGGGTCGTTCTCTACATAGAATAAATCATTATTAAACCCTGAGTTTGTACCATTTAATCCCGCTGGTACATATTTAGTAGAGCTACCACCACCACCTATTCCTAATCCAATTTCTTGTTGAGCAGCAGTACTAAATTCGGTATCTACTAAATTTGGTTTAGTTTGAGTAGTAGGTGTTATTTCTTTTGAATTAGTTGGAGTAGTACCACAAATACTACGTTTATCTATGTTACCATATCCACCCTCCGCAATACTCACACTATTTTCAATTGCACATACAGTTCTTTGTTCACCTGGTGCTAGTATATAAGAAATAATACCATTTGTACCTAATTGACGTAAAATAAATGTTCTATTATCCGATGGGTGGTAGTTACTTAATATATATTCATATGCAACTTCTGATGGTGCAGATGGTGATGGTTTAGTTGGTTGTTTTGGTGGTCTGGTTGGTTCGGCTATCTTTTCTATAATTTCAACTTCTCTTATAGTTTTAATTGGTGATAATTGGTTTATTCCAGTAACCGTTACATCAACTTTATCTGGCATATAAATATTTCTCTTAATATCTATTTTAGTACCAAATGAATCTAAATTATTTTGTATTTGTTTTCTTAATTCAACTATTCCAAATTCTTTTGGTAATTGTTTAATATCAACTTGTCTTCTTTGTAATGCTTTTGTATTAAAACTAATGCAATTATTTAATATACTTTGGATTTCTCCTAACAACATATTAAAATCATATTGACCACAACTTTCAAATCTTATTTCGGATGGTTTACCAAATGTAGATTGAGATATATCGTAGTATCTATTGTTTACCCAATTTTTTATACTATCTCTAAAATTATCAAATATTCTTTTATGAAAAATATCTAAATCTCTTAATCCAAAATCTTTTCTTAATACACTTCTAAAATCATTTCCAAATTTAGCAACCAATGCATCATCTATTACAGATAAAGAACCTGTTTCAAACTTATCTAATGCATCTAATATATTTTTTTTATAATATTTAAAATCTTTACTTAAATTGTGAATATTTTTAAATTCAGTATTTGTAATATGATTTATATTACCATTATTAGTTTTTAATGGAACTATACGAACTTCTTCTCTTGATGGTGATATTTCTTGAACCCAAACTCTTGTTAAATTATTATCAGTTCCTATTTTGTTTCTAACAAAATTTATATTAACTTTGAGAATACCATTTGAATATCCTAAATCTTTTAAAAGTCTTTCAACATTTATAGCAAGTTCTTTTTGACCTCCTGCATTAACTATATCGTACATATAGTTTTTCATATCATTTGGTTTAATATATGCAACGTTGTTTCCTGCTTTATTTGGTAATAAAACATTATTAACATCATATATAGAAACCTCCATAACATCGTGTTTACAATCACCAAAATCTGCTTCTTCTATTTCAGTTTTGGATACAATAAACAAATCGTCCTTTAAAAGAAAATTACCTTTATTTTCTTTTCTAGAATCAATTTCTTCAAAGTTGGTATATTTTGTAATACTCATAAATTATTAAGTTTGATGATTTTGATAATCAGCTTTAGTCTTTTTAGATAATTTAATTCCGTAAGTTTTTATTTCACTTTTTCCAGCTGCGTTAGTTACGGTTATTTTCATTGAACCACCTGTATAATCTGAAGAATCGCGTTCTGTTAAATTACCCCAACCATTTCTTCTCCAATGAGAACTCTTTCCCTCTGTAGCTTGTGTATTTAAATTTAAAGTTATATCTTTTGAACCACCTGCAGGAACTTGAAATGATGTTTCTGGAACATTAAAGAATCTGACATCTTGTGGGTATGCAACAGATATTTCAACTTTAATAGGTTCTTTATCGTTATTTGTAAATTTAATATTCTGTCCATTAATCCATTTACCAATTAATTCAGAACTTATATTTGCTTTGATTGGTGGTTCTGATTTAGCAGTTGATGGTTCTAACTTAATTAATGCAACATCTAACACCATATCTGCCCCACTTGCTAATGCAGTTGC